ACCGGATGGCCGCGCCCGAAAAAGCAGGGTGACCCCACAATGGCCCCCACGCACTAAGTAATGTCAGCCAATCATGTGCAAGACTGGAAGACGCGGTAGTTACGTATTGATGAGTAAGTGGTCCCGACGCACTAATGTTGACAGGCAATTGGATTGCTATGTGTGTATCATATTCATATAGGTGTGTTACTGGTTAATCTAAAGTTAGGTGATGGGGCCTATCATAAAAACGCAATACATAGGTACGTATGTACATATTGATTATATTTTTGTTTGCGGATATATGATCCGCCACGTGTATAATGGATATGGAATGTCCTATAAATATTTGGCATGTCTCCCGTCCGTTAATGCAAGATGTATTCTGTTTACAGGCGTGGGTATAAGACGCCGTATAGGAGTTCGTATGGCGCTCGTGTAACACCATATGTTTATCGTAAGACGGCTGGTAAACAGACGTCTAAATCTCGTGTACCGCGAAAGTTGGCGTATGAATCGCCAAAATGTCTATATACGCGACGCTCATTGGAGGATATCCATAATGGGGCTTCCTTAAAGTTGCCTCAACAGGGGGATTATACGTCCTACGTGACACTCCCATGTCGAGGTATCGATGGTAATGGGGGTAGGTCTGTTGATCATATAAAATTATTAAGCTTGAGGGTGTCTGGGACCGTCAATATCAGTCAATGCGGTGGTGATGATAATATGGGAGAGAGAACGACCATGAGGGGTATTTTTTTCATGGCTTGTCTTGTTGATAAGAAACCTTTCGTTCCAGAGGGGGTTAGTATATTGCCGACGTTTAATGAGTTGTTCGGGGAATATGAATCCGTGTATGGCATGCCTAGGTTGAAGGAAAACGTTCGTCACCGTTATCGCGTGATTGGGACGTCGAAATTATATATAACGACCGATGAAGAGCACATCCAGAAGCCATTTAGTCTACGTCGAAGACTAAGTGGAGGGAAATATCCTATGTGGTCGTCGTTCAAGGATGTGGATAATAGTAGTACAGGTGGGAACTATAAAAATATAAATAAGAACGCTATACTAGTTAGTTATGTGTGGGTATCGCTATGTCGGTCCACGTGTGATGTGTATTCCCAGTTTGTACTTAATTACGTCGGTTGATAATAAAACGAGATAAGTGTGTTGACATTAATTATGTTTGAACGAACGAAATATGAGATGAACATCAATGGAACGCACATATAGTGTTATTATGTAAGCGAATCAAATATCGTATATATCAAGTGTTTATTACAATTGCCTGGGTGCTTCGGATTTTATTTTGATGAGACACTTGTTTATGGTACTCTCAAGCAGTGTCTCGAGGTCCTTTCGGGATACTGAGTCGGATGGGGTCTGTGATACCGAGTCCCCTGGGTCCAATTCGGGTGTGTGTAATCTGTGTAGTGTCTGGTAAGGATATTCTGTGGAGTCGTTGTCGAAGTCCGTTGTGGTTGTCGATGGGCCCATTCTCATGGACTGTGAACGAAAGTGGTCCAGCCTTGCTGGGCCGGATGAGCTGGGTAGCCCAATTTGAGACTTCGTGGCCCATGTTTCTCCAGGGAGAATGGTGATGGGCCTGTGGGTTATGGGTCGTTGACTATTAGCATGTGGAGTTGGATTTAGTAATCTCCGTCGTGTTTCTCCTTTTTCCACGGACCAGAAGTCTATGCAATCCTTTGTGTAGCCCTTGGATAATATGTTAATTGTTGGGGGTTTGAAACGTATGTCCGTGGAATGTTTGGCCGATGATAATCGGAGCTTGGCCTTGATGGATGCGAATTTCACGCCTTCTATGACGTTTGAGTCTTCGACTCTGTACATGATTCTCCAAGGGGAGGGTTCTGAAAGCGAAAAATATGTAGACGAGAAGTAGTGGAGGTCTACGTTGCAAGCTATTGGGAAAGTGAATGCTGCTTGAGCAGCGTCTTCAAGGCTGACGCGATTGTCTCTGATTTCTACGATAACCGACCCAATTGCGTTAAATGGGACCTGGTTTCGGTATTCAATTATAATGTGGTCGATTTTCATACATCGGCCTTTGAGTCGCATGGTAGCCTGCTCGAATGAGCTCGGGAATTGGAGATTGATTGGTGCAGCATCGTTGGTTAATGCGTACTCTGTGCGTTTGCTGTTGATGTAATTCTTGTCTGTGACGGTGAATTGGTTGTCCATTCTATGAATGAAAAAAACAAGGGTTAGTAAACGGAGAGAAGAGATGTATAAAAGTCAGAGCAAGTTTATAAAATGTCTTGTATACATGGAAGCATATATGCATTGGGTAGCGATAATAACACACTAAAGCAGAACAAGGATCATATATGTATAATTGGCCGCGCAGCGGATTGGAAGTCAGACAAATCGGCGAACAAATAAAAAAGTCGAATGATGTTATGGGATGGAAACAACGTACGGAAGCACCTAGGAAGCAGTCGGGAGTGAATTCTTGTTAGAAGTGGAGAAAACAAAGAAATAAAAGTTAACGAAATAAAAGTATGACGGATTGGTAGAGAAAGGAAAGTGAGCAGATGATATGCGCCGTGTCGTTAAATGAGATGTTATTGGGTGTTTATATAGGCGTTAATAAGCGAGACGTGGTAGAGAGAGAAAGAAGAGAGAGGCGAGAGCAATCGGGGGACACTCAAAGTCTGTAGCAATCGGGGGAAAGGGGGGCAATTTATATGATGTCCCCTAAATGGCATTTATGTAATATCCTCAATGAATGTGAAAGGCAAACGTGGAAAGGCGGCCATCCGTATAATATT